AGGAGTTCAAGGGCCAAATTTGTTGAAAATGTAGACGGCATTTTTAGTTACCTCACGCCGCGATTTGTGTCCAGTTCGCGTTCTGATCTGTATTAATCAAACTCCACACGTTCACTGCTGGCGATTGGGAACCAATATTACCCGTTGCAGATACGCCGGTCACAATGACTATTCTATCTATCCGTACCTGAACCGTCCCAACTTGTCCAGTCCCACTTACCCCAGCAACAGGGTAAATAGAATTTTGAGTCGCAACGCCAAGTTCGCTTGTACCTTCAAGTCCGGTTACAACCAGAACCTGATCTGTAACGAGCGACACCGTACCAACCGCGCCGGTTGCTGCAAGTCCAGTTACAACCAGAACTTGATCAGTAAAGACGGCTACATCGCCCAGTTCGCTAGTTGCTTCAAGGCCCGTTACGACCTGAGTGTGCCCAGCGATAACAATAAAGTTACCGATCTGGAACGTGCCTTCAACTCCCGTAACCGACAATATCTGTTCAGTGACAAGCGACACCGTACCAATCTGTCCAGACGCCGAAACGCCCGTGACCGGCACAATGAGTTCAAGGAAGACTGTGGCATCGCCTAGCTCCCCCGTACCCTCAACGCCATCTTCAATAACAATCGCATCAGCAACGACAACTTCATCGCTGAGTATCGCCTGAGCTTCTAGCCCTGTGACTAAGAGGATTTGCTCGGTAGAAACAAAGACCGTACCGAGTTCACCCGTAGCCTCAAGGCCCGTGACTACAATAACTTGATCTGTGACAAACGAAAGCGTCCCTACCTCACCGGTACCGGTGAAGCTTACAGATGCTGTACCCCATCCGCCTTCGCCCCATCCTGTAATGGAGTTCCAGCCTTCAAGGGTTACTACTACGTCCGTCACAGACGTAGCCTACTTAGGCGATTCGGAGGATCGCGGTCGAAGCAGCGGCAGCAGGGAACTGGATGGTGAAGTTACCAGCCGTGGAGGTCTTATCACCACCAAAGGCCAGAACCGCAACAGCCTTGTTGCTCTGCGTAGCGTTATAGATCAACGCGCCGTTCGCCGTAATCGTCGCGCTCGGGAAGGTCAAATCATCGAAGTCGATGAAAGCCGTCGTGCCAGACGAAGTGGGAACCTGCGAGATCGTCAACGTCAAACCGCCCGCCGGGTAGTTCGTGCCAGACGAGGAAACCTCATCTGTCGTGCTATACGCCGTTGTAGCAGCGCCCAACGTAGCCGACGAAGTGAACAGCGCCAGCTTAAACACATCCGCAGCAGCCGATGCACGGATTACGCCGGTACCAAAATTGTGAATGCCGTCAAGGATTTCAACCTTAAACGACGTTGCCATTGCCTGAGTAATAGCCATTAGAGGTCTCCAATTAATTGTGCGATTTCCGCATAGCCTTGTTGATCTAGTTTCTTACATATCATCTTGCGCTCGGCTTCTTGGGCTTCGCGTAGATATTTCACCAGCCAATAATGCAGTGCTTCCTTTGAATCAGCACTGAGTATGCGGTTTACCGCACGTTCTGCAATTTCTTCGACAGTATGCTCACGACGGTTAGTCGTTTGCACAAATACCTGCCCAACTTCTACGTTTCCACTAAACATCAAGTCACCGGAATCCTAACTTGTCCCGAACGATACGCATCCTGACGATCCAAACCATCGCCAAGACGTTTGAGGAGTGCTAATGACTCCTGATATTTCTGCTCGTAATAAGTCATCATGTCCTGCTCACCCTTCAAGTAGGTGTACGCTTCGCGCAATGACCCGTAGAGCAATACCGTCTCAAAGTTGTCTCCCAACCAAGAAGTCGAGTTATTTACGATTGACGGCGGATAGTAATAGTAGTGCAGTTCAGCCGTGTATGCTTGATCAGGAGTCGGCCCAAGAATCATAGTGGCGTCGTCCCAAATTGCGTAGTACTTAGGCTTACCCGTGCTGTTCGGGGGAGGATACGCCGCTCGGATGTAGTTCACATCCTTATTCAGCAGGTATTCGTACTCACCCGTAGTCGGGTCAATAACAGCTAACGAAAAGGTCGAAAGCCAGTCAGAAGGCAACTGGAAGTACGGAAACGTATTTGTCATCGTCCCCGTGACATTCTTTCGGATAGCAGGAATCTGAACGGAGTTGTAAATCCGCTCTTCAGCAAGCTGCACAAAATTCGGGATATTCGCCACGAAGGAGGTCTCCGTGGACTGACAGTAGTCCTGAATTGATTGTGAAAGCTGCGTGTAATTCATTAGCTCCAGCCTGCTCGTACTTTGCCGTTGTACTGCAAATTAATCTGCGAGACGAACTTTTTACCCTTGGTGGCAGCGCCAGCACCCTTCATTTCCATGTGGGTGACGCCCTTGTTCACATCCTTTTCAGGATAGCCATTCTCACCAGTCGGATCAGGGTTGTGCTTGATCTTGCCGGGATTCAATTCTTTCATGGTACTTACCTCGGACCCGAAGACTTACGCACCGGGCTGCGCTGGTTCATAACCTTCGCCATATTCCGACCGTACTTCTTCATTTCGCTGTTGGTCTTGCCACCAGCACGCATACCGTGAGCTTTACTCGCCGGAAGTGAAGCGTGCTTTCTCAAAGCTTTCATTGCATCACCATTCTTCATCACAATCTCCTAGGTCGTAACGACCGTCACCGTTCCTACTTCACCGAACGGCGCTAAATCATTAGGCGTCAGTCCGGCATCATCCGCTCTGGCCCCGCCCACGGGTGCCCAGCCCCATTGTATCTGACGACTGCCATTAGCACCGTCATTACCGACCGCAAAATAACTCGTGTCCGGTCTCGGGTTCCGTAATGCCTGCGGATCGTCCACAGGGTACAAACCGAGAGACAACTGGGGTTGGTCAGGCTCCCAGCACTCCGGACAGACCAAGATATTTACATTCTTGGTCTTCACCACAATTGACTTCAACTGGCGCAGTTTGTATTGAAAACCACACCGGTCGCACATCGCGATGGAATGTTTGCCACTTGCGAACCTGTTTGGCATTAGTAGCCACCCAAGAAGCTCTCACGTGGGACAAACCGTACCGCCGCTTTTTCCCGGTCCTCGCCAGCAGCCAAATCCCAAGCCTCGTCGTACTGGGCTTTCAGAATCTGCGTACGCGCTTCTGCACCGGGAATCTTCATCGACAGCATATAGGCCAGACCCGCCACCATGCAGGGCAAGAACCGGAACGGGATGTCCTGTCCGTTTACGCCCGTACCGGGGTCAAACATCCGACGCAGACGGGTGTAGTACAGAATCCAAGTCGTACTGTTGTCGGGTTTCGGCCACACCGTAAACTGCGGATAGACCACGACGTTATCCGCGCCGGTTGCACCCGTACGCCGATTGATCCAAATCTGAATCGGGCGACCCGTCGCGTTCTTGTTTGGGATAGACACGTAGGTGCTGGACGAAATACGACTGATATTGATGTCCTGCTGGTTTTGCCCAGACCCCGTGCGAATCACGTGATCAAGCAGATCAACCGTATCCACCGGCAAGTCGTACGTACCGACGTTGTAGGTCAGCGTCTTGGTGCCTTCCTCCAACGTCCAAAGATTAATACCCCGGTTTGACCAGTCCATCAGGAGCAGGGCAAGACTACGCTTCGACGTACGGAAGTCATAACCCGTACGCAGTTCAGCACCGCAACGCTCAAACGCCTCTTCAATGATCGTATTGAGGTCGAGGTTGAAGTCTGTCGTAGCTGTAGTCTTGTCTACCATTACTTCCTCGCTGTCACTATGTCGTCACCCTTGGTGACGGTGACATGATCGCCCTCAACGTCCACCCGCATCGGCTGTTCCTTGCGGTCCAACTTATCAAGTTTGGCAATGAGGTCTTTGATGACATCAAACTCAGGCTTGGCTTCCTTCTCCGTCGCACCGGCAATGTTTGCCAGCATAGAGATCAAAGCGGTCAGAGACGCGCCCAGCAAGCCCATGACAGCAGCGATTTTCTCGTTGTCCAACTGAAGGCTAGAAACAACCCCAATCACCACGATAAACGTGATGTAGAAAAGGCCATATTTGCCGATAGATTTACCAGCAACATCCTTCGCAGACGACTCACCTTCAATCCGCTTGGCCTCTGCCATAGCGTCAAGACGAGCCTTGAGAAAATCTCCGAGCGTCATCTTACTTACCTAGTTTCCTAAGCGTTTGCGCCAAACGAGCGCGTTGGCCCATCTTACCGGGCTTCTTTGCCGCAGCAGCGAGTTTCTTAGCCGGGATTTTATCACCAGCCTTAACGCCCATAGCCGAACGCAGTGCGCCCGGCTTTTTGATAGCGTCCTTGATCCAACCGCCTTTCTTAAACACGCCACGCCCTTTGAGGACATCAGCGCGAGTCACCTTGCCGTCGTTGTTCAAATCTGGAAATTCTTTAGCCACGTTTATTTACCCCTTTGGCGGTAGGACCGCGTTTTTTGAGATATACCCTTGGGCTGCGGGACGAACTGCTTGCCTTGGGCTTTGCCTTTTCGCTTGGCTGCGGTGGTACGGGCGTACTCAGCAGGGCTGAGAGCTTTAATCGCAGCCTCTGGTAAATACCTTTCACCTGTGTCAGAAGATCGTTTACCACTTTTTGTTCTCCACTTTTGGGCAGTCCAAGCCTTTAACGATTGCTGCGGAGCTTTCATGACTTATACCCGCCGCCCTTCTCTTTGTATCGCTTGGCTAGAAGCTGCGCCTTACGCGCCGACCACTGTCCTGCGGCAGTACCTTGTGTTGCTGAAGCCTTGATCGACTCGAACAACTTTTTACGCATACCGGGCTTGGTGTAGTTACCGGCTTGGTTGACCTTGCTCTCGCCGCCTTCCTTGAAGGTACGAATGGGTTTGCCCGTTCCAATCACAGGCTTTTTATCCCCCCGTCGTTTGGCGCGGGGAATCTTCTTTGGACTGATTGCACCCATGCCACGCGAAGCCATCATACAAATCGGCCTCGGGTTTTACCTTTCTTAGCGATACCGTCAGCACGCCGCGAAGCTGACGATTTCACTGAACCGCCCCGCTTGAATTTAAGTCCTTCCGGGAGTTCGTCTGCATACGCCGCACGACGATCCGAACCTTCCGAACTAGCGCGATACCGCTCGTCATAACGAGGAATGCCACGACGGGACAAACCACGCCGAGCCGCTTCACCGGCTTTATCCGTAGCACGTTCAGCAGCATTAGCCCGAGCCGTTTGCATACGACGAAGCATCTGCTTGGCGCGAAGAGGTAGGTTTGCCCCAGCAGCGCTTACACTGGCAGCGGCACCTGCAACTTCACCCATTCTTTTCAAAGCGCGATCTACATCTTCTTGGTCCATATCAACATACGGACTCTTGCCTTTATCGCTGTACCCGGTGCTGCGGTCGCCGGGAAGACCGGACTTAGTACGAGCTACGGTCGTTTCAGCCTCTTCTTTTATCCGGCTAGAAGGACCTGAAGTCTCATACTTTTTAATGAACTCCATCGAACTAACGCGACGGGAGGGAGTCTTACCACTACCCGACTTTTTGCTCGACGATTTTTTATCGGATTGCACACCCGGCTTTGGGTCTTCTTCGTAACCCACTCCGCCTTCAGCGTAGCGACGAACCTTGCGCTTCATACAAATTTACCTCGGGTTTTACCGCGTTTGGCGATGCCGTCACCACGGCAGCAAGAGTCCATCTTGCCCCCGCTACGGGCCGTACGCACGTTACGAGTAAAGTGTTTGATAGACTTTTCTCGGTTTTCTTGGTTGATTTCGGCTCGTTTCTTCTTGGCCTCGTAGTATTTCTTAACGAGAGCCTTACTCTCTGCATCACGGCGTTTCTGCTCGTTCTGCTTCTTACGCTCTTCGATTTGAGCCATCTCGCCAGCGTACTCTTCCTGAGCAGCGCCGGGACCAATGATGATCTCTTCAATCTCGCCGCCGTCTTGGAATTTTTTTGCTCGCGGTTTAGGCGGAAGCGGTAAGCGTTGTTTTCTAATGCTCATAGCCCCAAACCGAGGCATCTTCTTTTTGAACATACCAGCCGTATATTTGGGAATACGATCCATAGTTACACCATTTTGCCTCGGGTCTTGCCGCGTTGAGCAATGCCGTCAGCACGTTTGGAAGCAGAAGAACGGGCTACGCCGCCCTTACGCATACGGGGACCGCTAGTACGCTCCTCGCCAACTTCCTCGATGTATTCCGGATATTTGACCGGATCGGGAATTACTGGGGTAGAAATTTTATCGCGGAATCGTTGTTCAGAGGCTCGTTGCATAGACCCTGAACCTTTACTCCTTCTAGCCGGTACCTGACCGCCACCAGCCATCTTCTTGATGTGACCGCCAGCAGCCTTGCCACCCGGCTTTTTAGGAGCGGGTTTCGGGACAGCGGGGCCTTCAGCACCATAACCAAACTGCCGCCACTCCGGGATCACCGAAGAATCGGGCAGCATGGAACGTGGGATTAAATCATCCGACGATCCGGTTTTTGGAGCCGGGGGTTTGGCCGCTTTAGCCACAGTAGCCACCCTTCATCATGCGAACCATCTTGCCCTTGGTCTTGCCTTTGCTGGCAACGCCATCAGCGCCCTTGCGATAGACAGAACCACCGTCCGAATAAGCCATACCGCCACCGGCCATTTTCTTGTTCTTGACCATCGCACGACCCATCTTGTCAGCCGTACGGTTCTTCATGGCGCGACCGCCTTTGTCAGCCATTTCGCGCATTTCATGCTTGAGCATGGACTTCGGAGCGCCCTTCTTCTTCATGAAGGCCACTTCTTTCTTCATCATCATCTTGGATTCTTTCATTTGGATTTACCTTTAAATTGGCTTGGTGTTGTGATTTACCAAGCGGTCTATTTTTTGCTCCAACCGATCAAGCCGGTCGAGGAGCATCTGGGCATCGGCTCGGACTTCCGCACGGGTGACATGGTCACGAGCCACTTCTTCTCGGGTTCTGTTGAGGAGAATCCCCAACCGCTGAAGTTCAGCGAACTTCTCTTTCACAACAAAACCCAATATCGCCACGATCCCAGTCAGGACCATATTCCAGATGAGCATTTCCATGACTTAACACTTCCATGCCCGTAAGGATTTATTGATCCGACTGTTAGGGTCGTTTGCCGTTTTGGCGCTAGTAAGCTTCTTTTTCATTCCAGACATTCTCGCGCAGAACGACTTCTTGCGAGGCCCGCCTTCAGGCTGTGGAGCCTTCAGACCCGGCTTGCCGGGATTGGCACGGTTATAAGAAGCACGGCCTTTGGCATTTAAACCGCCGGACGGAGACTTCCCTTCTTTCCGCTGCCAAGCTGGTGACTTAGCCATAAATGACCATCGTCGAAATAACGGCTGACGGGACGATGTAAATGTTGTTTTGAAAAAGCAAGCCTTCACCGGGCATCAGGATGTAATCCGCCGAAGTCGAACTTGCCTTAGTGTTAACAACAATTTTGGTAGCGCCGCTTGCGCCGCCGTCGATAAACGTAACGGTACCGGCACCCGAATCAGGGACGATGTAGATCGCCTTTACACGGGCGCGGCCAATAACGAGGCTATTCTGGTCCAACAACTGACCTGCATCAGTGCGGACCTTACTAGCAAGGACATCTGTTTGCATACCCATCTGAGTCTCCTGTAATGAGTGAAGGGGGCGTTAGCCCCCCTACGAAATCCTTACGGGACGAGACTGGCGTACAGACCAATGTAAAGCGTGGTGCTGCCGATGACAACCGGGATGCGACCTGCCTGAACCGACACCGTACCCGACACCGAACCCGTGGTCAGCTTGGTGCTGCCAATCGTCAGGGTCGTGCAAAGAAGGTTCGTAACGGTGCCAGAAGCGGCTGTCAGGACCGTGATGTTGGCCGATGCGCTGCTGATCGTGCCAGAAACAAAATTGCCCTCAAAGCCGTTGTCAGACTTAACCGGGCCGGAAAAAGTAGTACGAGCCATTTCAAAACCTCACATGCGAGTTGTGTTTACCAGTCTGCATGTCGTCAGTCGGGTCTGTCTGGTAAACGGTTTTTTCCCGATAACGACTGTATACCATCAAAAAAGAGGGGCCACAAGCATTGCTACTTGTAACCCCCCAATCTCTCTAGGTCGCCATCAACCTATCAGGACGCGCCCGGCGAACCGAACATGCCCAGCGGGTCCGACCAGCCGAAGCTATAACGCTCGCGGCTCTTGTACCGGACGTTGCCGGTGTCGAAATCGCCGTCCATGCTGTTTTGCAGCGGGGTGCGAACGAAGTGCTTCATGCCGTTCGGAACGTCGGTCGTCAGGAACCAAGCGTTCGTATCGGTCAAGTAGTGGTTCACGGTGTAACCACCCGGAATCGAACCCATCGCCTTGAGAGCGTTGATGTCGTTGTCAGCGGTCGCAACACGGAGTTCCGTGTCGAGGAGGCGCTTGGCAGTGAACATCAAAGCCGGGGGAACGATGAGCTTACCGGGCTTCGCCGCGATCAAGAGACCACGTTCGTCGGTCCAACCAGCGATCTGAATGACAGCCGCCTCAAGCGAAGTTTCGTTGAGGTCAGATGCCGTCAGACGGTTGCTGTTGGTGCCACCCGAAACAAGCGGATGCACCGCCGAGAACAACGGCTGACCGTCACCGCCCGTGTAGGACGAGGAGAAGCCATTGTTAAGGACAGAAGCCGCCTTGACCTGCTTCGTGTACGCCATAGCGCGAGCAAGAGCCTTCGTATAACGCTTGCTGAGCGAGTCGTACAGGTTGTCTTCAACCGCTTCTTCCGTGATGGAAAAGCCGAGAGCGATGGTCTCGTGGTTGTAACGAGCAGTCCACGCTTCCTGTGCGTTGTCATACGCAATCGCAGCACCTTCGTTCTTTACGGGAGCGGCGCTGAAACCAGAAAGCTTGGTCTCTTCTTCAAAGGAACGCTCGGAGGTCTCAGTCTCGTAGATCTCCTTGTGCTCCTCACCATAGGTCTTGTACTCAAGGCCGAACAGGGCGTTCAAACCCGGAAGGAGCTCTTTGAGTAATTGTGCACGTGAAATAGCCATGTCTTAGAACTCCCCTATTAGGTTCCGAGCGGGTTGTAGTAAGCGTGACCACCCACGATCAGTGAAGTGTCCGTGATATACGGAGCATTAAACTTCACAATGACCTCTGGGTAGTACACCGTACCGCTGGAAACAAACGCCGTGTCCTCAACCACATCAACGATGCGGATCGGCAACGAACGTGTAGTAGCAACCGAGCCAACACGAACGCCCTGCTGCGAATCGTTGGTCGTCGTATTCAACGTGTTAGCAACCAATTCAACGTTGGTACCAACATCGCTGTACACAAAGCCGCCCGTGGTCGAAACCACCAGCGAAGCCGTCACACCAACAACCTTGAACAAGGTGTCCGGATCATCAACAACATACGCATAGATAAACGTATTTGCCTTGACCGAAGTACCCGAAATCCAAGCCTGCGAGTAGGTCGGCTGACCCGTCACAGAGGACACGTAATTGCAGCCCAAAAACACACCGGCAAAACCGGAGGTCGGGGCAGCAGTCGTGGCCGTGGTTACTTCAACGGTGCCGTCCGAAGCAAATTGCAGCGGGTCGCCATAACCAATGCTTGACGCACCGGAAGCAATACGACGCTGACGAGTTGCACCGGCAAACACCTGCCCGCCGATCAGATTGATCGGCTTCAAGCCATACGGCTTGTCAACAGTGGGATATGCCATTTGTCACTCCAAAAATAAGTTATTTGCCCTTGCCAAACGAGACCGTAGTTTTCTTCTCAGTGAAGAGGGGCATACGCTCATCGTTCAGCCTCATAAAGTTGTTATCTACAGACTGAATCTGAGCCTTGGCTTGTTGAGCGTAATAATCGTCACGCTGAGCCATAAGCTCTTTCGGAGCCTTGCAGAGCAACAACCCACCAATCTCAATGTTGTCTTTAAAACGTCCATTGGGATCAGCTTGCATCATCAGTTTGGGTTGTTCAGAAGCCTTAACCGGCTCCCAACCTTCCCTAAATTTCGCGGAGGTATTAGAAGGGTCTGCCTGCCCCATAATACTTGTCCGAATCCAACGAAATACCCAACCTTCCTGCGGCTCCGGTTCAGGGAGCGTCTGGGGTGGGGTCCACGTTGTTTTACGTTGCGCTGACTCTCGATTTTCGAGTTCACGAGCGAGTCTATTCTCAGCCATTTTAGTTAGCCTCCAGTTTCATAAGTTCACGTGCGTATTGCTCATTGCTAAGCCCAAGTTTTTTGGCAATAGCAACTTGCGTAGGCGTCAGGCGTACCTGACGAGGCGCGGTATTCCGCGTTGCTGGAGCCACAACAGTAGCTGGCTTGTTAGTGCGAGCAGGTTTTTTCTCCTGACTCGTTTGAGGTTTCTCTTCTTCCTCTTCGGCATCTTCAAATGCCTCGGGGAATCGTTTCCTCATAGTGTCATCGACTCGGCGGTAATACTCGTCTGAATTCGGGTCTACGCCGTTTCGGACTAGCTTTTCATGCAGGCCAAGGGCTAACGCGGTCATCTCGTCGTCTTCACCAAACCAAGTGTTTCTCTCGCGCCAAGCCTCCGCTTTGGGATCAGCTTTGGGTTGAGCAACCGGTTCGGGTGCCTGTACCTGTTGCGTTTGTTCTACTCTCTCTTCTGCCTGTTGTAAAGATGGTCTCACTCTAGCGAGGTTTTGCAGCTTAAGTTTGGCATCTGTTAACAGTTCTTGAGCGTTCGCTATTTGCTCAGAGTCTCCTGCATCGTACGCCTGTCTCAAACGCTCTTTAGCCGAGCTTAAATCAAAATTGGCGTATTTCTCAGCCTCTTTAACAAATGCTTGCTCACTATGACCAAGCCGTTGCTTGAGCTTTTGAATCTCCTGCTCACGAACTTGGGCAAAACGTAGAGCCTCCTCGCGCTCTCTTAATGCTCTTTCTTTCTCCCGGCGCTCATCGTGATAAATGCGCTTCATCTGAGAAAGACGCTTTTTAACCTTATCCGAGTACTCGTCTAAGTCCTCGTTATCAATCTCTTGCACCGTACGCTT